GCTTTGAGCTTGTGAAGTTCCTTTACAATGTCATCTTCAACCGCCACAACCAAAAACGCAGTGACGAGGCGCAGGCGGATAGTGACGAGTTTAAGGTAATCCGCGAAGAAGTAATATTCTTGCAAGAACAGCTCAAACAGAAAGAAGAACGCTTTGCCGACCAAACACAGCAAGTAAGGTCACTGAATACAGAGGTTATAAAACTCACCAACGAGAAAGCAGCTGTGGAATTGGAGTTACAGCGGTATCGGTGTGTGAGAAAGAATTGCGCCAACCGAGAACCGCAGAACGGATATTGACATGCGCTACATACGGGAGATTATAGTACACTGCACGGCCACCAAGCCGAGCGCCAAGGTCACCGTGGAGAGCATAGACCGCTACCACCGACAAATCGGCTGGAACGGCATCGGCTACCACTACGTGGTATACACCGACGGCACGGTGCATCAAGGACGAGCGGAGGAGCAGATAGGGGCGCACTGCCGAGGGCATAACGCCAACTCTATCGGCGTGGCCTACGTGGGCGGTCTTGACGAGGATGGCAAGCCCAAGGACACACGCACCGCGCCGCAGCGCATAGCGCTCAAAGAGCTAATCGCACAGCTCAAACAGCGCTATCGTGGAGCCGTGGTACACAGCCACCGCGACTATGCCAACAAGGCCTGCCCGTGCTTCGATGCCACCGAAGAGTACAAAGACCTATGAGAGCCGCCGCAGTCCTGCTCATCGCGCTGTTTGCGGCTCTGTGCAGCTGCCGAGCGCCGCGAGTGGTAAATACTACCACCACCGAGATACGGCGCGACACGGTGCTTATAAACCGCATCCACACCGACAGCCTTATTATCCGCGACAGCGTCACCGTCACCACCGAGGGGCAACCCGTCTACCGCGAACGCTCCGTCTATCGTGACCGCCTACGCATCGACACGTGCTACATAGCACGCACCGACACCATAGCCGCCACGCACCGCGAAGTCGTGGAGGTGACGCGCACGCCTAAGTGGTGCAAGTGGCTGCTGATGCTTCTTGCCGCCGCGCTCGCCGCCGCAACAGCGTGGGGCATAATACGCAAGGCCAAATAACAATTATGCTGCTGCATTGTTGCTGTGAGTGTTGCAGATTGTTGCTATAACGCTCACTGCCAAGCGGTAAGCTTCGCACATGACCTTCTGCGTTGGAAAATAAACCGCATCACGCAACATATAAATAAATAGCAAGCGGATAAAGCCAAAACAAAAGAAGTTACTGAAATATCAGTTGTTAGCGAGTTCGCAAAAACATTGTAATTTTTATCCGCTTTTGTTTGTTTATAGAATTTTTGTTGTAATTTTGTTGCTCGAATAGAACAACAGCAACAGCAACAAAAATGGCACAATCAAAAGAGCCTATTCGGTTGCGGAGGCGCAAGACGCCTTCGGGGTTGACGTCACTATATCTTGACGTCTACCTCAACGGCAAGCGTTCTTACGAGTACTTGAAACTTTATCTTGTACCCGAAAAGACGCGAGCCGACAAAGAAAAGAACCGCTCTACACTATTGCTTGCCGAAGACATAAGGGCAAAGCGCATGGTGGAATTGCGCAACGGGGAGTTCGGCTTCAAGTCGTTGTACAAGGAGGGCACATTGTTTTATCCCTACTATTGTGCAATGTGTGAGGCGCGACTTGGGACGGAGAGCCGTGGGAATTGGGGGACGTGGTATTCGTGCCTGCACCACCTTAAAATCTATGATGGTAACGAGCAGTTGACGTTTAAGGACGTCACGCCCGAATGGGTACGAGGTTTTAGAAACTACTTAGACAAAGAGGCTAAGGCGTGGGCGCATGATTTTCGCCGGCGGCTTGACTATCACCCCTTATCCCAAAACACAAAGCAGTCGTACTTCAACAAACTGCGGGCTTGCCTACGGCATGCCTTAGAAGAGCGCATCATACCTTACAATCCAATGAGTGGTATTGAGGGTTTCAAGGAGGAGGAGAGTACGCGCATGTACCTTACCGTTGAGGAAGTACAGCGGCTTGCGCAAACGGAGTGTTCTCACCCTGCTGTGCGTAAAGCGTTCTTGTTCTCATGCCTCACGGGGTTGCGCCGGTCTGACATACAGAAGATGAAGTGGGATGAAGTTGTAAGGCAAGGTGACTACACGCGTATCATCTTCAAGCAGAAGAAAACTGGAGGGCTGGAATATTTGGACATCTCACCGCAAGCGGCGGAGCTCATGGGAGAGAGGGGCAAGCCAAATGAGCCGGTCTTCGAGGATTTCCTCACGCCGGACGCGACAAACCATGTAATCCAAATATGGGTACTACGCGCCGGCATAAACAAGAAAATATCGTTTCACTGTGGCCGTCACACCTTTGCCGTGATGATGCTTGACCTTGGCACAGACATCTATACAGTGAGCAAGTTACTTGGGCACAAAGAACTATCCACAACACAGATATACGCAAAAGTACTTGACCGCAACAAACAAGCTGCGGTTGCTCGTATACCAAAAATAACAGGACTATAAATAAAAAGAAGCATGGGAACAATCATCAAAACCAACTATGCCCGTTGCATCGGGCAATTGCTCAAAGCGGCAGAGACCGCGCTCCACGAGCAGGGTGAAGAACTCACCGCCGCGGCGAAAAACAATTCCATACGAAGTGGCCGCTATCTGCTGACCAACGTGGTCAGCCGGATAGACTTAGACCACTGCGACAATGCGGAGGCTATCCGCGAGCTTGCCGCAATCTGCGAGCAGGACTACCACCCACTCACGCCCGTAGAACAAACAACCGCATGGATGGGTTACTATCAATGGAGATAGGAGAGTAGCGGCATCCATGGACGGGGCTGAGCTGACGTGCTTAGCCCCGTCCCTTATTTATCGGCTTTCTCCAACAAGTTAAGAAGCCGGTCTATCTGTTCTTGGAACTTTTCTGTTGACTTTTGGGATGTGCGTACTATCTCTAACAACGTATCATACGCATTTGGGTTAATCTGAATATCAGTACCACTAACATTTACCCCTGCAACATTACTCCCGACTATATCACCCACGCTTTGCGTACGGAGCATTTCGCCCTCGCCATACAACAGCCATTCTCTGTTAAGGTCGGGATACGTTGATAGTACATTGCTTAATTTATTTCGGCCGAAGCCGTGTCGCATTGATGAGATATAACCGCTGGAAAGGCCGCAACTCTCCTCAAACTTCTTTATTGTGATACCTCTATGCCTTATATAGGCAAGCACGCGCTCTTTGATGTCTGCGTCAGTGCCGCTATTAACAACAACGTTGTTATTGGATATATTGTAACCTGTGCTTTGTTGCTTAGACCGGAGCATTCCGCCTTCGCCGAGTATTAACCAGTATAGATTAAGGTCAGGGAACGCATCGAGTATCTTCTTCATTGCATCAGCAGTCGGGGAGGATTTGAGTGCGTTTACATATCCGTTAGATAAGCCACAAGCCCTTTCGAATTTTGCTTGTGTTATTCCTGTTGACTTGATAAATAGTCGCAGTCGTTCTTTTGAGGTTTCTTCCACTTTCAACACTTAATAAAGGTTAAATATAGAATATAATCTTAGAGAATAGATAATATTCTAAGAATATTCCATAACTTTGCAGCGCGCATAAAAAAAATGCGCTGCAAAATTATGGAAAAAGTATCTTTTTCCCAAGCCTACAAAGGCTTGGGAAACCCCAAAAAGGGGTTTATTAAAAAAATAAGTGAGCTCACTTGCCGGAGTGAGTTCACCGTCCGCATGTGGATATGCGGACGCCAACAGCCTGACGCGTTGGCTCAACGCGTCATCGCTGATTATCTCGGGGAAGAAGACCCGGCAACTCTCTTCCCCGCAAAAAATAAAAGCAATGGAACTGACTGAAAACAGCACCATTGCTGAGTTGCTTGCTGCCATACGGCAAGCAACGCTCATCGGCGTGAAAGACATACTCACGCTTGATGAGTGTGCCGCGTTCACGGGGTATAGCGCGGCAACGCTGTACGTATATACGCACAAGCGTCTAATCCCTCACTACAAGAGGGGAAACAGCCTCTTTTTCTCAAAGAAAGAGGTAGAAAATTGGATAAAGGCCAACGCCGTCCCAACGGCGGAGGCTATAAATAACAATGCCACGTCTTATGTGGCAAAAAAATAATGTATATGTTATTATTAAACGCGTTCTCACTTCAGATGGTGGACACCCCATGCGAAGTGAGGTTCACAGAGGTCCCCGAGCTACCGCAGGGGTTGACCTCGGCAATCGGCCACGCCGACACCGCACGCGTGTTAGGCTCTACGCCTAACAGAATAAGCGTGCATCTCGCCAAGGGCGAGACCGCCTACGTGGCACAGCTCATGGGCGGTCGGCTGCCCGAGGGCTGCACCACGCTGCCCGAAGGCTTCCACTTCAAATATATAAAAGTGGAGGTCTTATGAAACGGGCGCTCATGTCAATAATAAGGCTCGTGCTGCTGGCGGCCGGCCTTATCCTGCTCATCAGCGAGCCGGCCTCTTATAACGGAGGTTGGTTCGCCGACCTGTTAATTTACAAGGTGATAGGCTTCATGTTCATGGGGCTGCTGGCCGTCACCTATATGCCAAGTCCCAAAAAAAAATAAAAAGTCATGGAACAAGAAAACAACGCCGTGGCAACACGGCAAACGGTGGGCGACATCATGCGCACCGCCGCGGTGGCCTCTAAGATAAAAGAGGTCATCGGCAGCGAGAAAGCTGCCGCAGGTTTCATCTCGTCAGTGATAAGCGTCACCAACGGGAACAGCCTGCTCCGCAAGGCCGACCCTATGACGGTAGTAGGGGCGGCAATGGTAGCGGCAACGCTACAACTCCCCGTGGTTCCCACTATCGGGCTTGCGTACATTGTACCTTACAAGGGGCAGGCGCAGTTCCAGATCGGGTACAAGGGGCTCATTGAGTTGGCCGAGCGCAGCGGCCAATTCAAAAACATCATAGACGAGGTTGTCTATGATGGGCAACTCATCAAGGCCAACCGCTTCACGGGGGAATACGTCTTCGATGAGGCGGCAAAGGCCTCTGACAAGGTCGTGGGCTACATGGCTCGATTCGACCTTATCAACGGCTTCTCCAAGACGGTCTATTGGACGAAAGCCGAGATAGAGGCACACGCAGCCAAGTTCAGCCAAGCTTACAAGCAGGGCTGGACAAGCCCGTGGAAGACCGACTTCGATGCTATGGCACGCAAGACGGTCTTGAAGGCGTTGTTTGCAAAGTATGCGCCCAAGAGCATACAAATGCAGTCGGCAATAGCATACGACCAAGCCACGGTAAAGGCCGCGTCAGACGTAGCCACCGCCGCCGAGCCTATCGACATAGATGCGTTCGAGGTGGAGTATGCCGACAACCCCACCAACGCCGTCCCCGACAGCGCCGAGATAGCGGCCAAGGCGCGCGAGAAAGCCGAAGCCGCGATGGCCAAGGCGCGCAAACAAATCATCATCCATCATAAGGGGGACGATGAGAACGCGCCTGCCGTTGACCCCGAGACGGGGGAAATAACATTGTTGAACGCTTAAAACGGGAGACAATGGGCAGCACGATATTAAGACCGGCCGGCCGCGCGGAGTGGCTTGAGCTCCGCAAGGCCGGCATCGGCAGTAGCGAGGTCGCTACAATAATCGGCCTCAATCCATACGACACGCCGTTGCAGCTGTGGCGGCGTAAAAAAGGGCTTGACGCGCCCCAAGTGGAGACCTTTGCGATGAAGGCCGGCCACTATTTAGAGGATGCCGTCAGCCGCTTCTGGGCTGACGAGACGGGGCGCGAGGTCATCAAGAGCAGCGCCGGCGATTGGCTTATCCGCGACAACGATAGGCCGTACCTGCAGGTCAGCCCCGACCGCACCTATTGGCTGGGCGACAAGCACAACGCCAAGGGCATCCTCGAGTGCAAGACCACTCAGATGCGCGTGAGCACGGATGAGATACCGCCGCACTGGTTCTCGCAGGTGCAATACCAATTGGGTGTCGCAGGCCTGCAACACGGCTCTTTGGCGTGGCTGTGCAGCGGCCGCGACTTCGGGTACATAGACATTGACTTCGTCCCCGACTTCTTCGCTTGGCTCGTGGACGAGGTCACCAAGTTTTGGGGCAACATCCAAAACGGGGTCGAGCCGGCCGAGGTCAACGCCGCTGATGCGCTACTCAAATACGCGCGTCACACGGATGGAAAAGTAATTGAGGTGGGCAAAGATATCTACGATGACTACTGCCGCCTCAAAGAGGTGAAGGCCGAGATAAAGGCCTTATCCGAGGAGCAGGACGCTATCGAGGATAGGGTCAAGGTAGCGTTCGGCGATGCCGAGGCTATCACCTATGACGGCGCTACCTTAGCCACCTACAAAGCGCCGAAGCCGTCAGAACGCTTTGACGCCAAGGCCTTAAAGGCGGCAGACCCAGAGGCCTACGCCAAGTATGTAACCACCACACAAGGCGCACGCCGCCTACTCCTCAAATGACTTGTGAGGTGGTAACAATAAGTGACAACGACATGCGGCTGCTGCTGTTATACGTGCAGGCCACAAGCGCGATGCATAGCAAGGGCAATGACTTGCACCTGTGCAACCGCGCACGGCTTGCGCGTATGGCAGCAGCACGCCTCATGACGCGCAAGGACATCCGCCGCGTCATGGGCAAAGTCGCCAAAAAATAAATAGCTATGGCAGCAGAGTGGATAAAGATAAGCAGGAAGATTACCGAGATGAGAGACTATTTCGGCGAGCCTTTCAACCGGGCTATGTGCTGGATTGACCTGCTCCTGCTTGCTGAATGGAAAGATGAGAGGGTATTCTATATTCGTGGCAATAAGATTACCGTCAAGAGAGGGCAGGTCGCTATCTCTGTAAAGGAGCTTTCGCAACGCTGGAAACTCTCTTATCCTACTGTCGCTAACCGCTTGAAAGAAATGGAGATAGACGGTAAGATAACGATTGAGCGTTCAAAGCTCATCAATCTTATAACTATTGCCAATTATAGCCTTTATCAAGACCTTAATTTTATATCAGACGATGACAAAGGTTTTTCTCAAACCTTGCTATCAGAAAATGATATGAAAGCGACTGAAAACGAAGAAGTTACAGAGCCTGTTTTACAACAGACTTTACATCAGACTTTACAACAGACTTTACATCAGACTTTACAACAGCTGGGCAAAAACGTTGCCCAAGGTGTGCAGCCGTCAGAAAAAAATATTTCGGCAAATTCACAACAGTCCGAAAATGAGGAAGTTACGGCTGTTCTTAATTTGCCGAATATAACTAATATCTATACTAGTACTAGTATATCTAGTATATATAATAATAATAAAGAAAAAGAAAATACTACATCTAAAGATGTAGTAAAAGAAAAAGAAAGGGCAAGCAATTTTCGCAAGCCCACAATTGCCGAGGTAAAGGCCTATGTGGAAGAAAAGGGCTACGCCGTGGATGCGGAGCGGTTCTTCTACTTCTACGAGAGCAAGGGCTGGTACGTGGGTAAAAATAAGATGAAAAACTGGCACGCGGCGGTCGCCACGTGGCAAAGAAAAGAAAAAGAAAATGGCAACTACAATAGGTCAGCTGCTAAGCAGCAGCGTGATGAGGCGTTCGCTCGCCACATCATCGCCAAAATCAACGGCGGCGACAATGAACCCGACTTCGCAGGCGCTGATACGGCAGTACGGTAACGCGTCAAACTTCTTGGCGCTGTACTCCCCCTACATGCAGGCTAAGTACTGCACCGCCGTCAAGCGCTTGTACACGGGCAGCGCTCCCACGCTGCAAGCCGTGGCAAACGCCTACGGCCGTAACATCGCCGAGGCGTGGGTTGAGATACAACTCAAAGACATCTCGGAGTTCGCCGGCTGCAAAGACAAGCTGGACGAAGACACCATTGCGCAGCTTGCACGGCTCATCGTCACGCAGTGGGGCGGCTACAAGGTGACGGAGATGATGCACTTCTTCTTCGAGTTCAAGTCAGGCCGCTACGGGCGCTTCTACGGCGCGGTAGACCCCATGGTCATCACCGAGGCTCTGAATGCCTTTGAGGGCGAACGTAACAAGCGGCTCGCCGTATATGCCGCAGAGCAAGCCGAGGAGGAGCGCCGTGCCGAGGAGGAGCGCCACGACCGAGCGGTGAAACGGGGTGTAGAGGCACGCGCCGCGTGCAACATGCGCCTACGCGAGGCACTCTACCTCACCGACCGCTACGGCTTTGACGAGAATGACATAGAGAACATCGGATGGCTGATGCGGCTCACGCCCGAGAGCAGCGCAGCACGCGCCGACCAACAGGCGTACTACGACAAGCACGCCGCAGTCCTTAGCCACTTCAACTTATAGATTAGTGTTTTTCATGGTAGACAAAGTCACAGTCATAGATTTTTCTATTTCTAATCTGCCCGTGGCGGTCCGTGAGGATAGCCACGGAAAGAGGGCGCATGGCGCATGTGAGTTTCTGATTTGGTTTTCTCACATGGTCGGTTCGATGCCGACCGCCCTCCCAACTTCGGCAACGAAAGCCCGTCAGGCTTTCAGAAATGCCCCTAATTTCGCGCTCGCTGCCAAAGATAGGTATTTTATCATTTGCGCCGCCGAACGCCGTCAAATCGAAAATAAACACACAAATACAACATCATGGATTTAAACGGAACTATCATCGCCGCACTGCCCGAACAAAGCGGCGTATCACAGCGAACGGGCAACACATGGACGAAGCGCACCTTCGTCATGGAGCTGCTCGGCGGCAACAGCAACTACGAGCCGCGCAAAGTGGCATTCCAAGTCTTCGACAGCGGCATCCCCTCGCCGAACATCGGCGACAAGGTGACTATGAGCTTTGACGTGGAGAGCCACGAGTATAGCGGACGCTGGTATACGGACGTACGTTGCTGGCGCCTGAACGTCACCGAAGCCGCCCTATCCGCAGCCCCCACGCCTGCCCCCTCACAATCGTACAACCCTGCTCCTGCCGCCGCACCGCAGCCGCAGCAAAGCCAATTCCCCTTCTGAGCTATGGCAACGGAACTGAAACACCCGACCAAGCGTCAGGACAGCTATTCGGATATGGCAGAGGCTATCTCCAAAGGGCTCGTGGTGGAGGACTACCTGCCGGATGAACCCCTCGAGGACGACCATGGCCGGGACCTCTGCTATGGCCGGAAAGTCTCCATTGTAGACTTCGACGAGGAGGACTTCTACGCAAAACTCGAGGTAGAAGTCACCGCAAGGAGGTGGAATAGCCCTACTACCTACTGGGAGCAGGGAGAAAGCGGCTGGGAGGTTACCGACCTAAGCGTGTCGGTGTTAGATGCCGGCCGCTTCGATGAGGGGTACAACGAGTACCCCCTAACAGAAGAGGAGTGCAAACTCATAGCGCTCCAATTAAAATTATAATTCCCTTATGTTAATATCTCACAACACTTTCACATACCTGCCGGCTCGCAGATGGTGGCAGCGGCTGCTCACCTTCACGTGGCGCTGCCAGACGGAGACCATAGACCGACAGGCCGAGTACATTGATGCCGCCGACATGCGCGTACGTTTCAACACCCGTGAGCAGCAGTGGTACATCGTCCACGGTGTGGCCGAGCTTGTCCCCGTGGCCGAGGCGCTGCCCGTGCTTGCCGCCCTAAGCATCAAGGCGGCGCGCGTGCTGATAGTCGGCAAGCCCGACAAGTCGCAGCTCAACACCTTGGAGTGGACGTTTGCGCAAAGCGGCGTGACCATGTATGACGGCTACGGGCTTGACCCGTGGTACAAGTACTACACCTGCCCCGACATCTACACTAAGCTCATCCAATACGTGGCATCTATGCGCAGCCGCTGGGGCAAGCTCTGCCCCCGTCTGTGGCACGCCACGCACCGCAAGGAGCGCAACACGATAATAAGCCTGTACGACAGGGACTTCGACTGCCTCGCCTTAGACTTCGTCAGCGCCGCCGATGACCTGCCAACAAAAAACTAACCCCCAATGGAACAAGGACTATGGTATACGGGTATCTGAGAGTGAGTACTGACAAGCAAGACCTCGCAAGCCAAAAACAGGGCGTTGACGCTTTTGCTGCCGCCAAAGGATGGACTATCGACAACTACATCTCCGATGAGGGAGTAAGCGGCGGCAAAGACCCCGACAAGCGCAACCTCGGGCCACTGCTGAAAAAGCTCAAAAAAGGGGACATCGTGATAGCCGCCGAGATAAGCCGCTTAGGTCGTGACCTGTACATGGTAATGGATATACTGCACTTCTGCATGGAGAAGGGCTGCATTATCCATACCGTCAAAGATAACTTCACGTTGGGCGATGACATCCAGAGCAAGGTTCTTGCCTTTGCCTTTGGCCTCGCGGCGGAAATCGAACGTCAGATGATACGGCAGCGCACCAAAGAGGGGCTACGCCTCCGCGTGAAGATGGGCGTACTTGTCGGCCGGCCGTTAGGCATAAAGCCGCTGCCAAAGGTTGACGAGGAGACAAAAGCGAAGGTCATCGAGCAATACAGGTGGGGCGTGCCGCATCGCCGGCTTGCCAAGAACTTCGGCGTAGACAGAACTACAATAGAACGCTGGCTCTACAAATGGGGCGTGACCAAGGGGCGCAACTTCGACAAGGAAGACCGCGAACGCCGAGAACGCGAGAGGCGCCGCCGCAACATGTGCTACAAGGGCGAGGACGAGGCCTACTGCGTCATCGAGCTGCCTCGCGAAGAGGTGTTGTCAATGATTGAGCAGGATATGACGATACCCGAGATAGCGGCGAAGCTGCCTCAGTATACCTATGAGCAGATATATGACACTATCCTGTGCGACATGGAGTACTCAACGCTGTATCGTAAGCACGGGCAACTAAGAGTAAGAAAACCAAAGAAATAATGACAACCAAGGAGACCACCAAGAAGAAGCGCACGCCACGCGCTCACAAGCCCAAGGGCTACACCTTTGCCGACCTCGTCAAAGTCGGTCAGCTGTGGCGCAAGTACTTCCCGTTCCCACTTAACGGCATCTACGACTGCACGCTATCCGCAATAATGCTCGCGCCGAAGATAGACCTCGCAGCACTTGACGAGTGCCTGCTCAGCGCCCACCCCGAGGACGCAGACAAGCTATCTATACGGGACGTTATCGCCAAGCACTACGGCGAGGATGCCGCCAAATTCATTGAGAAACTATTGTGACATAACATATTGGGTTTTGCAACTTACGCATAATTTCTTTTAGCTTTCATAATTTTCTGATGTTGCTGTTGCGGCAACAGCCCGTGAGGGTCGGTAGCCGCGCCCCGTACAGCGGTACGGAGGTTCAGCAGAGGTTCGCATAAATAATTCAATCTCAACACGATTAACAGGGTTTTTATGCAATAGTAAGTATGATTTAACCGCCGCCCACTCGTGAGAGCAGACGGCGACACGGAGGGCAAGGTCGGGATGAGTGGAAGCCCCGACACGGAAGTTTGACAGCCATCCATTGCCGGCGACAGAGGTCGCCTCGAATTTGCAGCCGTCAAACAGCCTCAGACGCTTGTAGGTTCAACCCCTACGCCCTCCACACTCATAGATTGTTGCTAATTGTTACGAGTATTTACAGCAATACCATTAAGCCGGCGGCAGTCCGCGAGGATAGCCACGGCACACGGGACGCTACGGATAGGGACGTGGGCTTTCTTGTTCCGACACGTCTGCAGGTTCAACTCCTGCCGCCCCACACATGGTTTTTCATGGTTATTTATTTTCTGCACAGAGAGTTACTCATGTACTTTTGATTTGTTAGTAGTCCGCCGAGCGGTTCGTGAGAATAGCAAGGCAGGGGCGTATGGTAGACGGCAACGCCGTGGGGTTCGACTCCCCACCGCCCCCCGAAGTAAATTAACGACTATGACAGAGACAGACAAAGAGCTATACCCCGAGCGTTGTTGCGGCAACTGCCGTCACTACGTCTACAAGAGCAACTACCACGGGCGCTGCAACCACAAGCAAGGCATACTGACCTACACCGAGCTTTGCGCCTACTACGAGCCGAGGCAGTCCGAGCAGTGCCACACCTGCAAGTGGTACGACCATGTGGGCATCACCGAGTTAGGTACGGGCTACGGCATCTGCAAGGAGTTAGAGGACTTGCGCGCCGCCGATGCGGAGGCATGCCCGTTGCATCAACACACCTACGGCATCAACAAGTCTAAGAGATGAGGACGATGACAGCCAAGGAGCTACGGGACGCGCTGGCCAAGTACGAGGACGACACACGCGTCTACATGGTCACCGACACAAGCGACAGCAACATCAACATATTGACAGGCGGCTACACGCACGCTTCCCCGATAGTGGACATCTACCAAGAGGTGTGGCACGATGGCCGCGACATACAACTACTAACCCGACTAATGCCCAAGCAATGACAACCGAGGAGATAATCAAGCTTGCACACGACCCCACCGAGCGCCACAGACCACGCCGCCGCAAAGGCTGCATCCGTCAAGAGACATACACCAAGGGGCACTATGCCAACGGCGACCGCCGCATGGGCACGCGCTACGTAGGCGAGATAATGGTCTTCGGCGAGCGCCTCCGCTTCCGCAGCACCAACCGCGCCAACGTGGAGCAATGGGTTGCCGACATGCTACGCCGTCTACGCGGTGACGATACGGCGGAGGACGACACCGAGCCACACAACTACGTCATACCCGAGGGCGCACCCAAGCCCAAGCCTACACCGACCATCTCCACGCATCCCGTGGAGCTGCTACGTGACGTTATGATGGAGGGCAACCACTACACCCTTAAGGAGCTTGCCAAGCATTGCGGCATCCGCACCTACGAGCTGCAAGACCTGATGCGCCGCAAGGAGGGCTTATCGCCGTGGCTCTTAGGTGTACTCACACGCGCCACGGGCAAGCCTGCCGAGTGGTGGTCGCTGTGGATGCGGTACTACATACCCGACAGCACGGCCGCGGCACTACGCAAGGCAAGGTCAAGGACATCAATACTTTAAGAGCAATTATAATGGCAACAGAAGAAACCAAACACAACGGAGTTACCGAGGGAATCTCGGCAACCGGACAAGACGTGACATTCGCAACGCGCGAAATAGCCACCAACCGCAACACGCGCAAAATCATCGAAATGGAGACCACATGGGCGGAGACCAAACGGAACGTCATAGTATACAAGATATTCGGCGAGGCTTGCGGTGTGGTCATCGTGGACATCGACACCACCACCGAGGCCAACGCGGCCTACATCTACAACCTATGCGTGAGCAAGAGCGACCGCTACGACAAGGACAAGGACGTGGGCAAGACGGGCTTTAACGAGCGTGTAGGCACTATCCTACGCCGCCGTGCCGAGGCATGGGCGCGCAAGCAAGGCTCGAAGTACGTGGCATTGGAGTGGGCAAGACGCGACAGCCCACAATGGGTGCTTGAGTGGTACATGCGCCACGGCTACAAGCCTATGTACATCAGCTACAGCGGCACGCAAGTCTATGACGTAGTATTTGACAAGCCTGATACTGAGATTGACATTGACGCCGCCCAAATAGTACGCCTCAGAAAGCAGCTACGATGACTACCACACGCAAGACCAAGACCAAGGCCAAGCCTGCCGCCGATGACATCTACGTCAAGTACCTATCGCAACAGCTTGACGGCGAGGAGGTGGTCGCCGAATACCGCTTCCACCCCGTACGTAAGTGGCGCTTCGACTACGCCATACCGGCTTACAAGGTCGCTATCGAGATTGACGGCGGTGTGTGGATTGGAGGACGGCACAACGCCCCACAGGGCTACCTCAACGACCTCAAGAAGTTCAATGCCGCCGCCGCGTTGGGCTGGCTCGTCCTCAAATTTACCCCCGATGAGAAGTTCACGCGCGCCGCGTTGCGCCTCATCGCCCAAGCATTGGAGACGCGGCTTTACGAGTACGGCGGCAAAATTGAGATGCAGACCGAGGCAGATGAGACAATAGATGCCTTCTTACAGGGCTTCAAGGGCAAGTTGCATGAAACAGTATAAGCTTTACGGCGGCAGTGGGGGGGGTATCAAGGACAATACCGGCTCGATATGATGGTGCATATATTGCCAAGCGCCCCCGTTTTGTCCTCTTCGAGAACGTTAAAGCGCTGACTACCTACAAGTTTGCCCCTACCTTCCGCCGCTGGCAAAACGAACTTGCCGACTACGGATATACCAACTATGCCAAGGTGCTTAATGCCAAGGACTACGGCGTGCCGCAAAACCGCGAACGCATCTTCATGGTGTCTATCCTCGGCGATGGCGGCTCTTACGTGTTTCCCAACCCCGTGCCGCTGACAACGCATGTATGCGACCTACTGGAGCCGCAAGTTGATGAGTGCTACTACTTACGGCCACCCAAGATACACGCTATTGCCGACCATACGGCACAGCTCACTCCCACCGCCAACCGAAGCATCTACGCACGCAAGGACTATATGAAGCTAAAGTACTCACAAACACTTGATTACGCCAACACCGTGACTACCCTAACGGGTAGCGCCAACACACAAGACCAATATGTATTAACCAACTCGCTATGAAACAGACAGATACACTATTAAGCGCCCTCGCGGCATACCTATTGGGGCGCAAGTACTACGCTAATATCGTCAACACCATAGGCACAGCCAATTACGACATATCCGCGTATATCTTCGCCGACCGAGCCGCCGCCGATGCTCACCGCCGCCAATTGGAGGGTAACAAGTCATACAGAGTAGTCGAGACAGTCACATTCCGGAGCCGCCAAGACTACCCAACAACACAACTATAAGACTGCCGACAACAGGTATATTTGCGCTATGATTAAGGCCTTACACAACTTGCTATCGTGGGTGCGCCGCCGTCTGTGCCGCTATTATGTGACAATAGACGACCGCGACAACTCCGTCACTCCGTCCGCCCCGCTATTGCGCCGTATGCTACACGGCGCCAACGGCGACCAAGCCGACATATACGTGTTCCGCGTAGGCCGGTCGTATGCCTTCGCGGTCAACACTCCCCTGCACGTAGACTACGAGCCGCAAGTAAGCACGTTGCAGTACAATAGTCATTACCACTGCATAGGATTTGCGCCCCTGTGTCCGACCGTCAACAAGATATACTACGACTACGGCCTGCCTCTCGGCAACCCCTATAAGCTGCATGTGCGC